CGTTGGTCAACCAGATCAAGCTCTACGACGACGCGCTGGCCAGCGTGGCGGACCAGGCGAAGTATCTCGGATCATCGCAGCGCGAATTCGAGACGCGCTCGGAGACCACTGCCAACTCGATGCAGCTGTTTTCGAACAAGGTCACCGCCGCCGGCATTGCCATCGGATCCTCGCTGCTTCCCGCGCTCAATGGCATCATGGACGCGCTTGGCCCGGTCGCACTCGCCATTGCGCGTTTCGCCGATGCCAACCCGCGCCTGACTTCCACGGTCGTCGCGCTCACTGCTGGCCTCGTTGGCCTCCGCATCGCGGCAATCGCCGCACAGTGGAGCTTCTTCTGGATGCGCGGGGCCTATCTCTCCACCGCGATCGCCGGGTTGAAGGGCGTCAGCGGAGCGGTTGCCGCTGCCACCGGCGCCATGTCGATCTTCGGCACCCGGACGAAGGTTGCGGGCCGTGCAGCGTTCAGCGGCTTTTCCATGGCGAATGCGGCGGCGCTGTCGGCAGGCAAGGCGGCTGATGCGTCCAAGGCCATGATCGCTGGCCTGTCGGCGACCGCGCTGGCCAATGCCAACGCATCCCGTCAGATGACAGCAGGCATGACTGCGGCGTCTGGTGCCATCACTGGTGCAGGTGGATCATTCCGGCGCTATGCGGCAGCGTTGGCATCAACGCTTGTTCCCATGCGGCTGGTCACGGCTGCGAGCAAGGCGCTCAAGATCGCCCTGATCTCCACCGGCATCGGCGCCATCCTTGTCGGCATCGCCATGGCGGGTGCGTGGATCTATCAGAACTGGTCCGGCATTGCGGAGATGTTCCGGGGCATCGGTGAGGGCATCCGCAATGCTTTCCCGGGCGCGGGTGCGATCATCGACACGGTCTCGTCGGCTGTCGGGACGCTGTTCGGCTGGTTCCAGAAGATCACCGGCCCGATCGACGCCTCCGCCGCATCCTGGCGCGCGTTCGGCGTCTCGATCGGTGAGAGCATTGGTGGTGCGGTGCAGACCGTTTCCAGTTTCGTCAACGGCATCATCGAGACACTGCAGTCGCTGGTCGAGTTCTTTGCCGGGCTGAAGATCCCGGCGCCTGATTTTGAAGCAGTGATCGACGCGATCAACAACATTATCGGCCTCATCGGGAAGGCCAGAGAGGCGATGAATTCTGTGGTCGGTGGGTTCGGCTCCACCGCAGCCGGTGCCGGATCGGCCAATGCGAACGCGCTCCAACCGATCATGCGCGGTGATGCCAACGCCGGTGGTCTGAATAGCGCTGCGGTTCCGGGCAGGGCGACCGGCGGCCCGGTCTCGGCCAACTCCCTCTATCGGGTCGGTGAGCGCGGACCAGAATTCTTCGTCCCGCCTGTGAACGGCCACATCATCAACGCCCGCGACACTGCTGCGATGATCGCCGGCCTGAACCGGGGCGTCGACATTCCAGCGCCACAGAGCCTGCCGGCTGTCGGGTCATCCGGTGGCGCCCAGCAGCCACGCTCGCAGTCGATCACCTTCGGCAACATCATCGTGCAGGGCGGCGCCAGTGCGACCGCCAGCGACATCGCCAACGAGTTCCGCCGGGCAGTGCGGGATGCGATCGACGGCGGTCAGTTCGACACCACTCATCCGGGGTTCTGATGCTCTACCAGATCGGCACGCTCTCCCTGGACACGCGCCCGTTCAATGCGGACGAGATGGACCGCAGCGCCTCGGCGGACTTTGCGGTCAAGCCTCTGATCAGCGGCCTACCCGGTCGTGAATTCATGGGCGAGGGTGATGACAAGATCACCCTGTCGGGCCAGCTGCTGCCATTCAAGACCGGGGGCCTGACAGAGCTGGAGGCCGCCCATGGGTTCCGCCGTTCCGGCACTCGGCTGCCGGTCATGCGCGGCGACGGCAAGGCCTTCGGCTGGTTCGTGATCGAGAGCATCCGGGAAAGCCACGGCGATCTGATGCGCGATGGCGTCGGCTTTACCGTGAAGCACATGATCGAGATGACGAAGGTCGAACCCCCTGGGGCATCGAGCGCCGGCAACATCATCGGAACGCTTCTGTCCCTGTTCGGAGCGCTTGGCCGATGAAGACGATCACCGTGCGCGGCGAGGGGATTGTCCTCGATGCCATCCTCGCGAGGGAATACAGCCCGGTCGTCGGGCGGTCGCTGGTCGAGACGACGCTGGGGCTCAATCCCGGGCTCGCGGCGCTGGGACCGATTCTGCCGCTCGGCACGGTCATCACCATTCCTGATCGACCCGCGCCGGAACGCTTCCCGGCCCGCGCGGTCGTCTCCCTGTTCGGATAATCGCGATGGCTTGGAAAGTGGAATGGCGCGTCACGATCGACGGGTGGGATGTCTCGTCGAACATGCGCCCGTACCTGCAGGCGATCACGGTCGTCGACAAGGATGGCGTCGCCAGCGACACCTGCAACCTGACCTTCGACGATACGGGCGGGCAGTGCCTTTTGCCGGCAGTCGGCGCGAAGGTTGTCGTCTATCTGCAAGGTGTGAAAGTGTTCGAAGGCGTGGTCGATTCCACTCCTTGGACGATGACCCGTGGCGGCGGCCGTATCCTCGACGTGAACGCCAAGGGCTTCGATACCCGCGGCAAGGCCAAGGAAGCGCAGCTCTGGCATCTCGACGACAGGACGCTTCAGGACGCACTCGGCAACGCAGCCAAGAAGGCTGGCCTCTCCGGTATCGTGATCGACCCGGAGTTCGCCAGCATCGTCCGGTCCTACTGGTCGCCGGATGGAGCGTCATTCCTCGGATGGGGGCAGAAGCTTGCGCGCGAGATGGGAGCGACGTTCAAGATCCGGAACGACAGGGCTGTGTTCGCCAAACGAGGGCAGGGCACCAGCGCAACGGGTAGCGCAATGCCGACGGTCACCGGAACGATTCCCGGCAATGTCCTCAGCGTCAGCATCGATCCATCCAAGGGGCGGCCGCGCTATTCCAAAGCACGGGTGCGGTTCTTCGACCGGGCCTCGGCGCAGTTCAAGACCAAGGAAGTCGATGTCGAGAGCGGGGATGTTTCGATTGACGTTATCGACGACGTTCGTGGCCTGACGGCCGCTGACGAGGGCCAAGCCGAATCCATGGCAAAGGGCCGGAAATCAGACAGCGACCGCGAGGCCGGCGACGGCAGCGTGGAGATCGACCTTGCCGTCGAGGCGCAGGCTGAAGGCACGTTCGTCCTGACAGGCGCCCGACCGGGTATCGACGGGACATATCGGATCGTCAGCGTGACCCACAAGGCAACCCGCTCGGGCGGCGCGACGACATCGCTTGAACTGAAGCAACCGTCTGGAAGTGCGGGAACGGATAGCAGAGCTCCAGCTCCCTGAGAGAGCGGCCCGGCAGCGCCAAGGTGGGCACCTAAAGGCCGCCGGACCTCGCCGCGGATGAGGTGGTCCGCCTCCACGACTGTCCTCACCATTAGCATGACGAGTGTGTGCCGGAAAATGCGGTTCGGCAGCATCACGTGAGGGCATGAGCGCTACCGGGGATGACCGCGGCTCGTGTCTCTCCCACCGCGACTAACGACGGTAGCACGCAAAATGTTCGATTGAGGGCGGCCCGGCAGCGACGCTTTTGGGAAACAGAGCTGCCGGGCCAGATCACGGCGAGGAACCACGCAACGCCGCGATAGACTGCTATGTAGCATATCAAAACTTAACGACCCGTATTCCCACGCCCGTCGCTGTTAAGCCGCGGCGGTAATAACCCTGGCGGCGCTACTTCTTCTTCTTTGACGGTGCTGGGTTTGCAGAGAGACCCTTCAGCGAGGGGGCGGCTGCGATCACTTTGTCCTTCGCCTTCTTCGGCTTGCGAAGTTCCTTCGATCCCTTGCGATGTTCTTGGCTCATGGCTCGATCCTTCCGAGAGTGAGACCCACTCTCGCACGGAACCGCAGCGCCAGCGTCATCAATTCACCGGCCCGGGTATCGGGTCGATCCATGCCCGTCCCGGTCCAACCGCGGCGGGCTTTTTCATGCCCGAAGCGGAGATCATCCATGTCGAAAGAGATCGTCCAGTCCGTCCAGACCCGGCTGAAGGAGCTCGGTTACTATGCCGGTAGGATCGATGGCGACGCGGGTTCCAAGACTGAGACCGCGCTGTCCGACTTCAAGGCCTCCCACGGCTTCGCCGCCCGGCCGTATCCGGTGATCCAGACCCTGCACCTCCTGTTCGATGAGGACGCGAAGGCGAAGGCCAAGCCGATTGTGTCCGGCGAGCCGGCATGGATGGTCGAAGCACGGTCGAAGTCGGGCCTGCACGAGGTCCGGGATTACACTGCGCTCTCCACCTGGCTGCGCTCCGATGGCCCGACGCTCGGCGACCCTCGGAAGCTGCCCTGGTGCGGCGACTTCGTGCAGACCGCGATCAAGCTGACGCTTCCTGATGAGCCGATCCCGACCAATCCCTACCTCGCGCGCAACTGGCTGAAGTTCGGAGTCGAGACCAAGCCCCGCCTCGGCGCGGTGATGGTGTTCTGGCGCGGCTCGCGGAACGGGATCTCCGGCCACGTCGCCTTCTACGTCGGCGAAGATGCCAGCACCTATCACGTCCTCGGCGGCAACCAGTCCAACCAGATCAGCGTGACACGGATGGCGAAGAACCGCTTCCTCGGCGCCCGCTGGCCGAAGACCGATGCCACCGCGACAGGAGCGGTCGCCAAGGCGGCAACCGGCGCAATCTCCCAGAACGAGGCGTGACGATGAAGCCGATTGCACTGGTGGCTTGCGCCGCCGCTCTCGCCGGCTGCGTCTCGGCCAATCCGCAGATCCCGGTTCCAGTGTCGGCGCAACTCGCCCGCATCTGTCAGCATGAGCCGCTGGCGCACGGGATCTTCCTCGCTGCAACGAACGCCGGATACATCCGCAGCAGCCTCGTCCAGCGAGAACGCGCCGCCCACCAGACGGTCACGCGCATCTGCGCCAACCCGCCAACCGATGCTGCGGCCGCCTTGGGCGCTGCCGCCTCCGCCTATGCCGCCGTGCTGGCGGCACAGGCCCTCGCACAGCGGGAGATCTGATCCATGGACAACGCCATCGACATCACGCTCGCGGTCGTCCTACCGCTACTCGCCACGGTGCTGACGACGATCGCTATCCCGGCCGCCATCGCCTGGCTGAAGGCGAACAACGTCATCAAGGACGAGGCGCGGGCGAAGCTCCTGCAGTCGGCACTGGAGAACGCAGCGCTGACGGCTATCGCGCGGGCAGGGGGCGCGCGCGTCATGCCGGCGGTGACCTCGGACGCCACCGGCGCGGCGATCGCCTATGTGCGGGCTTCGGTGCCCGACACGGTGAAGCATCTCGGCCTATCGGACAGCAAGATCGCCGATCTCGTCGTGCCGCATATCCAGCGACAGATCGACAGGGTGGCATCGTGAGCATTCTGTCCTGGCTCTTCTGGGGCATGGTGGCGGGGCTGACGACCATCGCCATCCTTGCGCTCGCCAGTCAGCCCGCACCGGCAGCGCCAACGCCTCGCCAGCCGCTTCGCTTGGCCGACCTGTACTGTGACCGCGCCGGAACCGTGCCGGCCATCCGGCTGGATCGGCGGGGGCGGATGGAAGTGTCCTGGCGGGATGGGCGCGGCTGTGTCCAATGGTCGCTCTGGGTGCCGCGATGATTATTTTTCGCATCTATCGGGGCGTTGCGGATCATTTCCCTGTCCGCGTCACCGAATGGGTGATGCTTTGGCCCGCCATAGGAATGTGGGCTGTCTTCCAGGTCATGCCCGACATGTTCACGCTATCGCCATCCTACAGCACGCTTGCGCGGTGGGCGACGGAGCAAACCTGGTCGATGGTCTTCTCCGGCTGCGGCCTCATTCGGATGGCGGCCCTGACTATCAACGGCACGTTCAAGGGTTTCGCGTTCTCTCCGCATATCCGGGCAGTCGCATCAGTTGTCGGCGCGGCGATCTGGTCGCAGGTCAGCCTTGGCTTTCTCCTTGCTGCGGTCACAGGCGAGGGGGCGCTGTCCGGTGTCATCGGTTGGTCGACTATGGTGCTACTCGAAATCATGAACACCTATCGCTCCTGGTCGGACGTGGGGAAGAATGCAGCGAGGCGGTAGGCATGGAGTGGCTGGCAGGGGTCGATCTAGAAAAACTCGCCAACGCCCTCGTGATCCTGATCCTCGGTCTCGCCGCCGGGCTCGGGTTCAAGCGGGGGCGCAGTTCGCCAGAGCAGACCAACCGCGCCGGGCTTGAGGTGGCAATGGATTTCTTCGACAGCGAAGCGATCAAGAGCCTGACGGCAGAGGTGACGGGGCAGGCATACGCGACAACGGAATCAGCGATGGCGGTAAAAGATCAAGCGGCCGCGGCTCGGGTGTTGGCGAAAGCGATCGATGACCACGCCCGCGCTGTTATCGATCACAAGGAAGAGGTGCAGGAGCTCCGCCACGAGATGAGCCGGCGACGCTGACGCAGCGGAGTTGCTGCGATCGTCTCATATCGCTACCGTCCCGGGCGCGCATCGTGAGTGCGTCAGTGCATACCGGCCCGGCTGCCCTTCGTGGGTGGTCGGGCCTTTTTTCTGCGTTCCATGGCTTGCATCTCTGCGCTAAACTCATTGCGTGCCATCTGGATGAATCTTGCAAGACCACCCTTTGGCTAAGGCCGTCGCACTCGTTGAAGCGTAGTGCGGCGGCTTTTTGTTTGCTGGCGCCTATATCCGACAAGATGTGCAATCTCTACTCGATCACCAAGGGCCAGGCAGCTATCCGCGAGTTCTCCCGCGCCATGCGGGATAGCACCGGCAACCTGCCATCGCTCCCGGCCGTGTTTCCCGACTATGCTGCACCGGTGGCCCGCAACGGGGATGACGGGGAACGCGAACTGACGATGATGCGCTGGGGCATGCCGTCGCCGCAATTCGTCCTTAAAGGCCGCACGGTCGACAGCGGCGTGACCAATGTCCGCAATGTGAAGTCGCCGCACTGGCGACGGTGGCTCGGGCCGGCCAACCGCTGCTTGGTGCCATTCACCAGCTTCTCCGAATACGAGATGACCGCCGAGGGCAAGAAAGCGCCGGTTTGGTTCGCAGCCGACGAGAGCCGCCCGTTGATGGCATTCGCTGGCATCTGGACAAACTGGACCAGCGTTCGAAAGACGAAAGAGGGCGAGGTTAACGCGGACCTTTACGCATTCCTCACTTGCGAACCCAACACAGTCGTCGCGCCGATCCATCCGAAGGCGATGCCGGTCATCCTGACCGAGCCCGACGAGATGGATGTCTGGATGCGGGCGGATTGGTTAGAAGCGTCGGGGCTGCAGCGACCATTGCAGGATAATAGGCTGCAAATCGTTGCCCGAGGGGAGCGTAGGGTCTCCCTTC